TGATGTAATGTCTCACAAACCTAAAGATGTGGGCCTTGTTGTCATCATGTGGTCAGAGTTTATGCGAATAGGATTTGAACAGTATTTAAAAACTGGTATCATATCTACTAAGAAAGATTGGTTCAAGATCAACATAACTGCTGGAGCAAAAAATGACCAGTACAGGAAGAAACAACTAGAGGTACAAGAAGTACTGAATAAGAACAGTCTTATATCTATGGATGCAATGTTGAACAGATCACTTAGAATCTTCTACAATACACAGAGCGTATTGGAAAATCTAAATATACCATATCGCATGGTCATGGGTATGCCACCATGCAGGGGTGAGTATGAGAATAAATTTTGCAAGTCTCTACTCAAAAGTCAGTATTCTGAGATGTTCAATCCAGAGGTATTTTTGGGATGGCCAATGTGGAAACCCCTAGATGGTTTCTCTTGTGCGAGTAAGTTATATGACATGGGTGAAGAGAATTTTATTAATATGGGCAATGTACATCCTAGTGAAATAGGACAAAAGAATATAACTGATTTGATAATTACGGAAGGTAATCTATGACACAAACCATTGAACGAACAACGCTAGGACAACTACTCACAAATGAGGAGTATGCACGTAAGGTGATGCCTCATATGAAGATGGATTACTTTTCTGATAGGACAGAACGTACTGTCTTTGAAGAGATACAAAAGTTCGTAGAGAGATACAATGCGCTTCCCACAAAGGACACATTGGAGATAGAGATTGACACTCGGCGTGATCTCAATGAGGATGATATCAAAAGGGTGTTGACTGCCGTGAGAGAACTATCTGTAGACACTGAAGTTAATGCAGATTGGTTAGTTGAAACGACAGAGAAATTCTGTAAAGATAAGGCGGTATATAATGCAATTGTTGAAGGTATTTCCATCATTGATGGAAAAGATAAAAATAGAGGTGCAGATGCTATTCCGAGCATCCTCACAGATGCCCTGGCTGTGGGTTTTGACAATCGTGTGGGCCATGATTATCTATTGGATAGTGAAGAGCGATTTGAATATTATCATACAGTAGAAGAGAAGATACCGTTTGATCTGGAGTTCTTCAATAAGATCACCAAGGGTGGATTACCACCTAAGACTCTGAACATTGCCCTTGCTGGTACTGGTGTTGGTAAGTCTCTGTTCATGTGTCATGTCGCTGCAAACTGTATGAGTCAGGGTAAGAATGTACTCTATATCACACTAGAGATGGCAGAGGAACGCATTGCAGAACGTATAGATGCGAACCTGATGAATGTGTCTATGGAAGACTTGCATGATCTACCAAAACTGATGTTTGAGAGTAAGATAGATAAGATCAAGAATAAGACTACTGGCCAACTCATTGTCAAGGAATATCCTACTGCATCTGCACATACGAATCATTTTCGTGGACTGATCAAGGAGCTTGCAATCAAGAAGAGTTTCAAACCAGACATCATATTCATTGACTATCTGAATATATGTACGTCATCTAGAATTAGGGGAGTGACCAATGTCAACTCATATACAATGGTTAAATCGATTGCAGAGGAACTTAGGGGACTCGCAGTTGAAACAAATGTCCCGATTATGTCGGCAACACAAACCACTCGATCAGGGCACTCCAATAGTGATGTTGGTCTGGAAGATACGAGTGAGAGCTTCGGTCTGCCTGCTACGGCTGACCTCATGTTTGCACTCATTTCTAACGAGGAACTTGACGCACTCAACCAGATCGCAGTCAAGCAGTTGAAGAATCGGTATAATGATCCTACGGTGAATAAGAGATTTGTGATTGGAATTGATCGTGCAAGGATGAGATTGTTTGATGTTAAGTTGAGTGAGCAACAAGAACTACAGGACGCAAATCAATCTGACGATCTACCAGATGCGTTTAGTGAGCCTGTATTTGATAACACAGATTTTGGTGGTTTTAAGGTGTGATAACATTACTGATGACACTCCAGCTAGTAGGTGCGACAATTACACTAGATATTAGTAAATTGTATAATATATCGACTGTAAAAGAGTGTCAAAAATTATTACCAATAGTGAAATGGAATTATGAAGCGATAAGTGGATATTGTTGGAGGGGTGACATACTGAAACCCACAAAGAAAATATGAAGGAGTTAATATGACTGATTTTCTTAGTAAGATTGTAAAAGAAATTGATAATGAGTATGCGGCAATCGCTGCAGACGGTGTAGAAGCAGGGGATGTGGATAGTTTCATTGACACTGGTTCATACATCTTCAATGCACTATTGAGTGGCTCTGTGCATGGTGGTCTACCATCAAACAAGATCACTGCTATTGCGGGCGAGAGTGCAACTGGTAAGACGTATTTCCTCATGGGTATAGTCAAGAATTTTCTGGACTCTAATCCAGATGCAGGCGTGATCTATTTCGAATCAGAAAGTGCTATCACTAAGAGCATGATCGTGGATCGTGGTATTGATGCGAAACGTATGGTTGTCATGCCCGTCACCACCGTGCAAGAATTTCGTCATCAGGCGATACAGGTATTGGACTCCTATCTTGCAGATGATGAATCAGTTCGCAAACCGCTGTTTCTATGTCTTGATTCACTAGGTATGTTATCCACCACTAAAGAGATAGAGGATACGACTGATGGTAAAGAGACACGTGATATGACACGGGCTCAGGTACTCAAGGCTGCATTTAGAGTCCTCACTCTAAAACTAGGTAGGGCAAAGGTTCCTATGGTTGTCACCAATCACACATACGAGAGTATGGGTCTATTCTCCACTAAGGAGATGGGCGGTGGTTCTGGACTCAAGTATGCGGCATCATCTATTATCTATCTGAGTAAGAAGAAAGAGAAAGACGGGACTGAGGTTGTTGGTAATATCATTCACTGTAAGAACCACAAGTCACGATTGACAATAGAGAATAAGATGGTTGATGTGCGACTCACTTATGACAAGGGATTAGATCGCCACTATGGTCTACTGGAGCTTGCAGAGAAATATGGCGTATTCAAAAAGGTATCCACACGATATGAATTACCCGATGGAAGTAAACAATTTGGTAAATCGATACTGAGTGACCCTGATACCTTTTTCACAGAAGATGTTATGAAGCAGTTGGATGATGCAGCTGAGAAAGAATTTACATATGGTCAGATAGAGGAGTCCGAAAATGTTGGAAGTGATTGAGGACGCATGTACTCCATTCTATCTTGATACACTCAAGCATCATGCAATGCAGGCCGACACATGGCACATGAGATATCCACAAGGGAGTCCTGATAAACACCTAAAGATGGACATCATAGAGAATGAGGTTAAACAGCCCCTTCTTGCTGGTCTTGCGATGGGATTACTGATACACCTGTATGGTATACGGCAAGACTTGTTTCTTCCTGATGTGTCATACTGTGGTATCGGACTCAAGGATCGACATAGACTAGACAATCCTCATGTTGATCATGTTGATCAGACAGATTATATCAAGATATTTGGTGTACTCAACAGTGATTGGGGGCCACAGGATGGTGGCCTGTTTATGCATGGAGATCAGGCGATACCATGTAAACCGTGTACCTTCATTGTCTTTGACCCACGTATCACCCACCATGCATCTGAAATACACACGGATAAGAAGAGATTGGGTATTGACTTTACTGTAAAGAAAGTGTAAAAGGTACTTGACAAACCCCCTCCAATACTCTATTATGATAATATATGATGAATTACGTGGATAAATAATATTATGGAAATGAACGAATATACGCATACTTTACTTGCGCTCGGTTGTATGTACGCAACGTACTTACTAGGACGATTTTTTGAAAAAAAAGGAATAGCAGAGAGTGCTGTCTCTCATGTCCTAGACATGCTAGAAAGAGATGGATTTATTCTTACCAAAGAAGATAAAGATGGTGAGAAAGATTTAATACCTGTTTCGGAAATTATAGCCAAAGCAATGAGAGATGCAACTTCCAAATAAAATAGTTACATTAATCTGTACACTACTGACTACTACTGCCCTTGCGACAGAAACCCCTTGTGATTTTCAATCCAAGGATAAACTGATCTATGAGGGCAGTATAGAGTCTGTTCGTGTAATCAAGAAGGACGTACAAAAATACGTAGAGGATACCCGTAAATGCACGATGAAGATGGAATCACGTGTGGACGGTAAGTGGTATCCCTCTACAGGTGAATATATCTTTGGCCCTGACATGAGTGAGGTCAATGCGTGTGAACATGCAGAGAATCGTGCAAAGATAAAAGTGATGCGTACTGTTATACCCGAAACCCTAAAGAGTGAAAAGAATCTGAAATGTGACTTGACATCTCCTAAGAAATCGTGTAAAGTAGTATACATAAATGCCCTAGTAGGTGAATTTGGACAACAACGAATAAGGATGTTAAGTTGTGATTAGTAAATATACAGGAAAATTGGTTCTCATAGGAGTAATCGCCGGTGTGGTGGTATTTCTCTTGGCTGGTTGTGGTAATACAATAAAGGGGGTTGAGACAGATATTTATGAAAAACGTAAAGCGATTTCGGATTTCGTGTCTCCCAACCCTAAACCAGTGGAGACTGAAAAGTGATTAAAATTATTATTGGAATAGTAATCGGATTTGTGGTGTGTACTTATTACCCATCACTTTACCCGATTGCGAAAATGAAATTTCTTGAGTCGGGTGGCGCAAGAGATTCTTTGGTTAATGTTATAAAGGAGATTAAATAATGAACGCCAAACTACTCGCAACCGTATCGATGGTTGCATTAACTGTTGGTGCTTGTGGTGCTAATAACCCTAAATCTGTGGTAGACACACCAGAGATTCGTTATCAAACTGGAAAGGTTGAACGTGCTGTTTCTATTATACCGTCATGGTATAAAAAGATGCCTGAGAAGAAGGGCTCTATCTTTACAGTTGGTTCTGCAACTGCACCAGACTTACAGCTTGCGGTAGATATCGCAACACTAAATGGTAAGGTCGTTCTTGCTGATCGTATCAATGGTAAATTGAAGGCGATGACTAAATCATGGATGGCTAAGTTTGGTCAGTCTGATGTAGATGCTCGTGTTATGAGTGAGATTGAAAAGGTTGCAAAGAATGTTATTGCAAATGTCGATGTCGCTGGTTATAATCCTATTGAGGTAGATGTCACTGCTGCTGGTACACAGTATCGTGCGTTTGTACTTCTGGAATATTCCGACAAGGAAGCACAGAAGATCATCTTCAATCGGTTACGTAAGGATCGTATGATCTATTCCCGACTACGTTCCACAGAAGCGTGGAAAGAGCTTGATGCAGAAGTAAATTCTTCTGAGAAGAAAGACGAAGCACAGTCACTACAGAATCTTGAGAAAGTAATCAAGAAGAATCGTAAAGTGACTAATGAAGCGCCTTCTGCTTAGTACCGCCGTTGCACTATCTTTGAGTGGGTGTTTTATGCCAAGTGGCATAAACCCCTCTCTTGGTTGTTCACCTTTTACTGGATGTCAACAGAAAGATTTTTATCTGCCTGGAAGGGGATATTGGGCTCCCAAACCTATGTTCCAACAAAAGGCGACATATGGTGCATTAGGTGGAGCGGCACTAGGTGCATCTTTGGGTAAAGACCCAGCGTCAGCTGCAATATATGGTGTCTTGGGACTTGTGGTTGGTTATACAGTAGGAGATACCATAGATAAGGTAGATCAAATGCACGCCGCAATGGCGATAAACCATTCATTTAATAATAACACGCCAGTTACATGGCAAAATCAGAAGGGCAATTTTTCTCTCACAAATACACCAAAAAAGGTAGATGGTATATGCAGAGAATTTGTTACTGATATGGTGATAAATGGTAAGGACAAACAAATGCGAGGAACTGCCTGCAAAAACTATAAAGGCGAATGGGTAATGAAAGAAACTTATTAGTGGATTTTTATACAAATGTCTCTCAAAGAGGTAATTACTTATGTGTTCGTGAAGTCAAGAATGGTAGGCGTATAAACTCCAAGGTGAGGTATACGCCTACTCTATTTACCCCTGTCCAACAAGAGACAGGATATAAGACACTTGACGGCAGTCATGTAATACCCAAACAGTTCTCCAACCTCTATGATGCAAGGAAGTGGGTGGCTTCCTATAAGAATCAACCTGAGTTGGTATATGGTAACACTCAATACCCCTACTGTTATATCTCAGATGAATATGTGGGCCCAGTTAATTGGGATATAGATCAAATACTGATCGTGACATTGGATATCGAGTGCCGTTCAGAAAATGGATTTCCATCGCCCTCAGAAGCTACAGAGGAAATACTGTCAATAACAATCAAGAACCACCAGAACAAGAAGATCGTAGTGTGGGGTATTGGTGAGTTCTCTACGAATCGTGATGATGTTACATATATTAAGTGCGAGAGTGAAACGCATCTGTTAAAAGAGTTCCTAGTGTTCTGGGAGAAACATCAGCCTGATGTTATCACTGGATGGAATACAGAGTTCTTTGACATACCATATATCTGCAATCGCATCAAGAAAAAGATTAGTGAAGATGAGATCAAACGTCTATCTCCTTGGGGCGATGTTCGTGAGAGAGAAATCTATAAGATGGGACGCAACCACCAAACGTATATTATCACTGGCGTGGCTGCACTAGACTATTTTGACCTATATCGCAAATTTACTTATTCTGCTCAAGAGTCATATCGACTAGACCACATTGCGAAGGTGGAATTGGGCGAAAGTAAGGACGGTAATCCATTTGACACATTTCGTGAATGGTATACCAAGGACTTTCAGTCGTTCATCGAATACAATATACAAGACGTTGAGATTGTGGATCGGTTAGAGGACAAGATGAAACTGATCGAGCTCTGTCTGACTATGGCATATGATGCAAAGGTCAATTATATCGATGTTCTTGGCTCTGTTCGTTATTGGGATGTTCTCATATACAATCACTTGCGAGAACAGAAAATTGTAATACCTCAGAAGGTTAGTAATAAGAAGGTAGAACAATATGAGGGTGCATATGTAAAAGACCCTCAAGTGGGGATGCATAATTGGGTTATGTCATTTGACCTTAACTCACTATATCCACATCTAATTATGCAATACAATATATCACCAGAAACAATAATCCCCAACTGCAAGAAGGTGGATGGTCTGGTTGACAAGATATTAGAAGGGAAGGCGACAAATACCACAAACCATTGCATGACTCCAAATGGTGCGTTTTTTCGTAAAGACAAACGTGGATTTCTGCCCGAACTGATGGAGAATATGTACAATGACAGAGTTAAATATAAAAAACTTATGTTGCAAGCTCAACAAGAGTATGAGGATACGAAGGACAAGTCTCTTCTCAAGGATATCTCAAGATACAACAACATCCAGATGGCGAAGAAGATATCTCTTAACTCGGCGTATGGTGCTATTGGGAATAATTGGTTTAGGTATTTCGATTTGTTGGTTGCTACTGCAATTACAACGTCTGGTCAGTTATCTATACGATGGATTGAAAAGGCACTTAACGTCTATCTTAACAAACTACTTGACACGACAGAAATTGACTATGTTATTGCAAGTGATACAGATTCGGTGTACATCACTTTTGATGTGCTGGTTAATAAGGTGTTTGAAGAAGGAACAGATATTAAGAAGATCGTCAATTTCTTGGACACAGTTGCAAAAGAGAAGTTGGAACCTTTTATCAATAAGAATTATGAAGGCCTTGCTAAGGAGATGAACGCATATGACCAGAAGATGGTCATGTCACGTGAGGTGATCGCTGATAAGGCGATCTGGACAGCAAAAAAGCGTTACATTCTCAACGTACACGATAGTGAAGGTGTAAGGTACAAAGAACCAAAACTCAAGATTATGGGTATCGAAGCGGTCAAATCAAGTACGCCTGCACCTTGTCGAGAGAAGATCAAAGAGGCACTGAAGATTATAATAAACGGTGATGAGAAGATGCTAAATACCTTTATACAGGAGTTTAGGGAAGAGTTCATGACGTTATCACCAGAAGAGATCGCATTTCCACGTAGCTGCAATGGTGTCCTAAGATATAGTGATTCTTCTTCACTATACAAGAAAGGGACTCCTATGCATGTTAAGGGAGCCTTGCTATACAATCATTTGATTAAAGAGAAAAAACTGTCTGGTAAATTCCCCTACATCCAAGAGGGAGACAAAGTGCGATTCGTAAACATGAAACAACCCAACATATATCAGTCATCTGCATTTTCGTTCATAACTTTCTTTCCAAAGGAACTTGACATTAGGGACAGAATAGACTATGATATACAATTCACCAAGGCTTTCGTTGAGCCTCTTCGGTTCATCACAGAGAAGATGAACTGGTTGATTGACGATAGTTACGGTACACAAGGAACACTTGAAGACTTTTTTTAGCGGCCAATGCCACGGGCCTGACAAATATGGCAAACGGAGTATATAATGAGTGTGTTAACACAACCATATTTCAAATTTAGTATTTATCAATCACAAGAGATGTTTCTTGAGGAGTATAAGGATTGGTGTAAAGAAAATAAATTAGTGGCTGATGAAGCCTTTCAGGCTAATTCTGTATTTAAAAATAGTATGGGCGGTACTGGCCGCTGGGGTAATAAAGATGCAGAGTCTTATGTATTTAGTCTTATCACTGGAATGGCCCCCTCAGATTTTGTTTTTGCTAATAATAAAGCTTGTTATGATTGTGCAATAGAAGAAGATCGAATTTCTGATGCAAAATATTTTGAAAAATGGGGTGTATCTCATATGGTTTTGGATTCTTGGAATAGAAATGAAAATCTTGGTACAACAACAATAGATGATGGAAAAATCCTATTAGGATTTTTTAATGATAAGGTAAAACTTTATAGTGGAGTTTACGATGTAAGAGATAAAGATGGCATAAAACAAAGTGTCACGATATCAGGGGATAATAATGTATATTCTAAATTTCCTGATCTTATGAAAGAACATATTAAATATCATGTGAAGATTAGGTTGGTGATATATGAAAATCTTACTAGAGATGAGTGTTCTGTGATATGTAGGTATGTGAACTTAGGTGTTCAGTGGACTCCAGAATTGTTTAGGAACACAATCACATCAGATGTTGCTGCAGCAATAAGAAAACTTCCAGTACTTTATAAAAGTACTCTTTTAGAAGATGGATGTAAATGGTTCAACCCCTCACAATTGTCTAAAAGAAAGGCAGATAATTTCTTTGCAGAATTATATTGGATGTACAATAATGATTGGACAAAAAAAGCTTTAGTAGGCAATAAAGTAGATGAAATGTATGAACTTGGTAAACTTTCACAGAAAGACGTTAATGAAATATCGAAGTGTGTTAATTATTTCTTTGATAAAGTAATTTTGAAAACTAAAGATGAACAATTTGGTGCAATTCAGTATTTGGCATTTAAAAATCCAATAATGCTTATGCACTTATTTTGTATGTTTGTTCCTTACTTTAAAGATGGATATGAAGTTCTTGAAAAAAATTTGATGCCGATGTATACTGCATTTATGGATGCACATACTGTTTTATGGGATTCAAAAGATAAACATGAAAAGAGAAAATCTGGAGCCAATAGTTTAGAAGAGTATAAAAAATTAATAACTGGTAAACAGAGAGTTAATGTAAAGATATGTAATAGACTACTTTCTGAGAAGTTTAATATTGAAGATTATTTGACTAAAAAGGGCCCCAGAGTTGTGAGTGATGGTGCAAAGGAAGTTCTCGCACATAAACAGGGTATGGTGACTCCAGAGGGGAAACCAATCCCAGCGGACAAGTTGCATACAAAAAACTTTCATAAAGGTCATGGTAAGGAACCATATAAAGATACTCTAACATCTGATATTAATGATACATATGTTCAAGCTGAAACTGATAACAAAAAACAGCGGGCAAATCCGATTGTTTTAAATGATTAAAAGTTTATTAGTAAATCATATCAAAAACAACGTACCCGACAGTGAGATTGCCGTCTTGCTGTCGGGTGGTGTTGATTCTGTAAGTGTGGGTCTTGCAGCTGAAAGTGCTGGTAAAGAAGTTCACGCATATAGTTTTTATCTAAACGGCGCACCCTCTTATGATTTTATAAAGGCCGCTGAGGTTGCACACAAAAGAAACTGGAACTTCACTCCCATAGTTGTCCCTACAGAAAATCTTATAGAAGATTGGCATAGACTCGTTAAATTAACTTGCAGAAAGAAGACTCATTTTGAGTGTGTCTTTCCATTTCTATATGTCTATCCAGAGATAGAGGAGAAATATGTTTTGACAGGTTGGGGTACAGATGGTTACTTTGGGCCCAGTAAAAAAGCAATGATGCGATATTCTAGTTATCAAAAGAAAAGAAACTATGTAGCATACTGTAAAAAACACAATCAGAAAAGATTAAACTGGAATGAGTTTCGATTGGCATACTTGGATGGTGATTGTGCTGGTCTAAAAGAACATACTAATCTAGCCACCAAACATAATAAAATTCATGTAACACCTTATCTAGATACAGATGTAAGAGAACTACTGATGAGTAAGAGTTACGAAGAGTTAAACAAACCTAAACAAAAACATTTTATCAGAAGGGACTTTACAGAACTTAAAAAGTTTGGTACAATAAGACCACATCAAAATTTACACTTGAACGCTGGTGTGGATAAGCTATTTGAAACTCTGCTAAATAATCCAGAGATTAATTTTAAAGGTAGGAAAAGAATGATGGACGTTTGTAGAGATTGGAGCAATGGTGTACTCCCCATATAAATTACAAGACGTATATGATGCGTCTGCACAAAATAAATTTCGAGTCATTTCCACTTTTGCAGGTGGTGGTGGTTCTTCCACTGGTTATAGACTAGCTGGTGGTAAGGTTCTTTGTATCAATGAGTTTGTTGAAGAGGCAAGGACTACATATGCGGCAAACTATCCAGACACTATTATACTGCCTGGCGATATCAAAGAACTAAAGGGACAAGATTTTCTTGATGCATCTGGTGTCGGTGTAGGTGAGATTGATATATTGGATGGTTCTCCCCCTTGTTCTGCATTTTCAGTTGCAGGGAAACTATCTCATAATGTTCATGACGAAGAACACGTTGATCTGTTTGGTAATGTGACTGTTGAGAAGGTATCAGGTAAGCACTCTGATGGTTGGGGTCAGACCAAAAATTATTCTGATGGTAAAATGGTCGAGAACATAGAAGACCTGTTCTTTGAGTTTTTGCGTGTTGCGAATGATATCAAACCCAAGGTCATTGTTGCAGAGAATGTGAAAGGTCTTACGATAGGTGAGGCAAAAGAGTATTTCAACAAAATACTTAATGAGTTTGAGAATATTGGATATGAGGTATGCGCTCAAGTATTGAACAGTCGTGACTACGGTGTATCCCAGACAAGGACACGGGTGATATTCATTGGTGTACGTCACGATATTGCAGAAGCGGCTGGTCTTAATTTTATGACTATTTCTCATGTATTTCCTGATCCAGACAAAAACGTGATACCAATCAAGGATGTAATGATAGGACTAGAGTATGAACAGGAAGAAGTCAAGTATTTAACAGAAAAATTCATCAATACTGCATACTGGAAACAGACAGGCAGCAAGATGCCAATTGATCCTGAGAAAGTTCTTACTGGTGGAGATTATCATCCTAAAGGACATCACTTCAATCTGAAAAGATTATCGCAGTATGCACCATCACCCACTATTACTGCAATGGGTAGTGCAGAGACTACGGCCGGTGCATTTCATTGGAAAGAACCAAGAAAGTTAACACTAGGAGAACTCAAGAGAATCATGACCCTACCAGACGATTTTATTCTTACTGGTAAATGGAGTCAAAAGGCCGAACGATGTGGTCGCATGGTTCCCCCACTTATGATGCAACG